GATGTTTGTGACTGTGGTTTCTGTGCCAACACCGTGTTTGAATCGTGCTGTGTGTGGGATTCGTGCAAAGGTTTTATCTTTGGGTCGTTCTTCTTTGAGTCGTTTCTTTAAGCCTTGTGTGTAGATCCTGTTTGCGTTTGTGCATGGTTCGCACCGACATTTGTGTCTCGCGTATGTGTTACGCACACCGTGAATCATGGCTGCTCATCGCCTAATGCAGCGCTAAACAATGTCATTGTTTTTTCGAAGTTTGCTGCGTCCGGGTTTGCCACAAGAACCGCTGTTGCAGCCTCTACACGTCCACGCCTATACGCCGCATTCAAACGCACACACAAAGGACAATCAGTAACTTTTCGTTCATCGCGTTGATCGCATTCAACTTCATGCACCGGTACTTCGTCACTCATCATCATCACCTGTGTTCTCTGACATTGCATCAATTTCTGCGTCGTGCTTATCTTTCCAATACCGTTCATTGTCGTCTAAAGTTTTTTTCATCAGAGTTGTCCTCTCATCGATGTGTGATTACTTATTGAATTCAAAAATCATTGCCAACAGCAGGATGCCTAAACTAACCAACGCTGTCCCAACAATCAACGACTTCATTTCGTTTGGTGTCATGCGTTCACCGGCTTAGGGTGCGCCCTTGAACACAATCGGGCACTGTTCAATGTTTCGTATCGTGATCCGCAGTACTGGCAGGTGTGCCATTCTTCAACACGGGCACCGAGCTGTGTCAACATTTTGCCCTGAGACAACTGGTCAAGAATCAGATACGCGTGATTGATGTACCTGTTCCACACTTCATCGGATTGCATTAATGACTCAGGGTCAATACCGTCAGATATAGCCTGTGCTGCTGCCATAAATGTGATCAGTAATGTTTTGTTCTCGATGACGAGTTTCGAACTGGTCAAATATTGTGCCGCTGTCATGGTAGTCCTCTCCGAAGTAGCGGTCATTGTGGAAGTCAATCATTGCTTGTGTGTAGCCGTGGTCGTACCCAATTTCCGCACCGAGCCTGTACAAATAAATACCGGTCACTGATGCGGAAATTGTGTACGCCAACCACAGCCATAAAGGAATCATTAAAACTTTGGTGCATCCGAATCGACAGTGCCACCAAGTTTCTTAATGGCAAGTAACTGTTCAACGGTCACACCAATGGTTGCTGCTTCACGTTCCAACGACGCGAATGGGTCAACCTTTGCTGGCTTACCACCTGTCATCCACGCTGTTGCAGCAGCAGCATCTTCTGGTGTGTGCGCATTCAACACCCACGCCGTATAGCCGTTACTGGTTTTCGTTTGACCGATGCGACCAAGAATGTTCGTGGCACCGACAGCGAGTTTGCGAACCAAAGCACCATGCGTCACCTTCGCACCCTCGACAACAACTGCGTCACGGTCAAGGTTTGCGTAGTCGACGATGACGAAGTCACGGTCACGGCCTGACATTTGGTCAAACTCTGTGCCTGTTTCCTTCACCACTGTAAAAAGGATCAGGTCGTTGTTGTTATCTGATGGCTTGAAGTAGCCGCCACCAGTCGTGCCACCGTTATCGGTTGGTTGGTTGAACATTGTTTAGCCCTCCTAGGCTTGTTTGGTAGTGCCTTTGCAACCTTCAGCGACTGTTGCCGCATCCGGGTTGAACCAGTCACACCACATGCATGGTGCGTTGGCGGTGAGCATTGTTTCTAATGCTTTGACACCGAGCTGACTGGTCAACATTCTTGTTGAGTGATATCGCTGAATGTACGCTTCAGCAATTTTTGGGTCGAATGGTTGTTCCCACATGACCGCGTCTTTTAATTCTTTGTTGCGTGGCATGAACAGGATTGCAACATTGTCTACTCGATGCCCTGCCTGTTTCAAACCTAGCGCATATAACGACACTTGCACCTGGTATTGCGTTGACACATCTTTGCGTTTCGCTTTTGACAGTGTTGCTTCACCAACGATTTTGAAATCAATGACAGTGGCAGTTTGTTTGTCGTAGAGATCTACGGTGCCGGGGATGACGAAGTCTGCGTACCGAATTTCCACTGGTTGCTCAGTGAGGTAACGGTCATTGGTGCTGAATATGTTTTCCAAATAGGTGTGTACTGCGGTGCCTATTTGTGTCATCCAACCTGGGTCTTTTTCAACACTTTGCTTACTTGTGTTCAAAAGTTTGTACCCTAGTTGTCGTTGGCAAGCCGTGCCAATACTTGATGCACCAACCTCAACTTGCAGCGACCGCGGACGATTCGATGCGTACTCATTCACAGCATCGATGATTGCTTGCTTTGTGGTGTTTTGTGCGTTAGCGAATGTCATCGTTTCACCTCACACCGGGCGCACACATATTGACTGCGTGTCTCATTCCATTTCATTAGATTGATGCAGTCACCACACCACACTTCACGCTCAAACATTCTGATCCTCATCGATGAGAACAAACCGTGTGCGTGTTTCAATGGTGGTGTATCTGGCGACCATGTCCGGGTTTTCGTCTTTGAAATTCTTTTGCCTGAACACTGCGGTTTCGTAGCTGCTGTATTTGGCAACAGGTTTACCGTTCATTGTGCCAGTGTTGTTTATCCCGATAATGTTTTTCAACTTATCTTCCAGCAGTGTTTGCTGCTCTTTCAACGCTGCAATCTGGGCTTTGACATCTTTCAAAAACTCTAACGTGCCGTCATATTCTTTGATGTCGATCATCATTGTTGCTGTCCTCTCATCAGTGCGGTCATGTGTTCAAGTGTTGTTGCGGCTACCCATTCGTTGATTCGGGTTTCGCCGTAACCGTTTGGTCGCCACACAACGATTGGAATGTCACCGGTGTCGGCGTTGTTTTGTGCTTGCGTGATTGCGGTGAGGATCGGCATTGCTGTTGTTGCTTTCACTTCGATACTGAAACCGTCAATGTTGCGAATGTCTTTGCCTGACAGGAATGCTTCAGTGCTTGTGGCGGTGTTCCAGCCGTGTGCCCGAAACCACTGTGCGATGAGTGATTGTGTTTTGCGGCCTCGGGCTACACGACTGGATGCCACAGGTCAGACCTGCGAATCTGCTGACACACTTGACTTTGCGGAAACACTGATACCTAACTGCTTTGCCTTGTTGTAGATGGCAACCTTTGGACGGTTCAGCATTGTGGCAACAGTTGATACACCAAGACTGCTGCATGACTTCATTGTTTCTAGCTCTTCGGCAGTCCACTTGCGGTAACTGCGCTTGCTTGCAGCACTGGCGGCTGCGGTTGTGTCATCTGACATGTTGTCCTCTTTCTGTGTTGGTTGTTGCTGATTGTTGCGGCACCCTCTGACAGTGCCTATCGCCGTGGGAACAGCGAATCCTTTGTGTCTTGGTATTCGTCCCAATGAATGATGCCGTGACTGGTCAACCATGATGACGCACACCACAAACCAACAACAACGGTTGACCAAAAAATGATGCGCACAACTTTACGCAAACGGTAGTAACAGCGGCAATGCTGATGCGTAGCCAAACGCGGCTGAAGATGACTCATGCGGACACCTGCTCTGCGTGCAATTTCATGATGTGACTGACAATGCGCATTGCCTTCACAAACAACAACGCTTCAACAGAATCAAGGTGAACGATGTCATCACGAAAATTGAAGCCCTTTGATTGCAGCACATAAAGAATGTAGGAACGAACATCCTCAGCGGAAAGCATTTCATTCACACCATTTACATTGAGAAAGCAAATGGTTTTGTCTAATGAGATTGTGATTGTGTGACCGTCATTGGTTGTCACCGTGTCGATGACGATTGTGTTGCGGCTGGCGCTCATTTTGTCCTCTTTCGGTTTGTGCGGTGTCTCCGCGTCTGAAATGAACTATGCCCGATAATTGGACGGAATGCAAGCCAAATTGATGAATTAGTTAATTTCGGCGTGTCGGGGGCAAAATTACGCGGTATAGCCGATGGGAGGACGGTCACCGGCTATACCGCTAGACAGGGTAAATCCTAGTCGGCGTTCAGTCGTGAACCCAATAGGTACGAAACCGCTGACGCAATGATCCGCACATCGTCTTTACCGAAGCCAAGCATTCGATTGCAGGCGTTGCATAGAAGTCCTCTGCGGCACTGTGTGCACGATTTGCCATCCTTGCAACAGGAATGGTCGTGGTCGATGACAAGATCACCTGTGATGCCGCATATGGCGCATGAACCGTCCTGTGCGGTGACCAGTTGGTCATAGTCTGCTGCCGTCAAACCATGAGCTGCTGACAGGAACCGACACCGGGCACACCGCCAACGCCAATACTTACTGCCACCTTTATGTTCCCATGTCATCACAGTCCCACATTTTTCGCAGGACGGTGTCACATCAGGGCGTGTGGTCATTTCTTTGGCAGTTGTTGCCCATTGGAATCGATACGGTGCTTCACACGCCACGCCAAAATTTGTTTCGATGTGACTCCTGGTGCGATGGCGAAATGCATTTCATCCGCACTGGCATCATTTTTGTAATCGCCACCCCAAATGACAAGACTGTCACACACTTTCAGAATGCGACGCACCCACAATTTTTGCAACAAACTCATATTGCGTTTACCGATGGGGAACCGGTCAGACCGCAGATCAATGGCTGTGCCTGACGCATGATCTGACCACGCATCTGCTTGACGAGCTTTACGGTAGTTGTATCCCCACACTGCAAGAATGCCTTTGTCAAGGTTACTGATGTGCCGGTGGAACGCTGTGCCAACCCAAAGAAGAATCGGTGCCACATCAGCACATAATTGAACATGACGTTTCGTGTCGGGGATAGTGAACTGGCGCACATTGATATCTGCTGGTGTTGCAGACACGGGCCAACCATTAATTGATGTGTCAGTCATTACTGTCACCAGTGGCACCGACACCGTATTGTTTCGTTAACGGTGTGATAGCCAAAGTCAAAATCCCAACCAGGGCACCAACGATCGGTTGCCATTGCGCTGGCAGGTTCGGTAACTGTGTTGAACCGTACGTCAATGCGGCACCAATGAGCAGAATGATTGCGTGACGAATCTGCGGTGATAACTTATCCAACATCAGCGAACCCCTTATTTATTATGTTGTTCAATGTGGTGAATTAAACGATCATCAACTTTTGATAACCATGCTTCAACGTTACCAACTTTCACATCGATGGCGGTGACTGTTGTTGCAACATCTGCTAAAGATTTGCCACCGTTGGCGTTAGGTTGAATCGGATACGTCATTTTTACAATGAATGCTTTCATCGGATTGATGACAAGGAACTTACCGATGACACCAAGAAAAGTTGTGGTACCAACAACGATGGCAACAACTTGTGCCACAGTGTTCAATGTCATGGTGCGCCAACCCATTCAACAGCCATCTGAACAGCACCAACATTTGGGTCGATAGTGATACCGGAACCGTTGCACCAAACCGCCACGTCAACCCAATCACCTGACGCTGACGATAATGAAACATAAGTTGTGGCAAGAATAAGAGTGTTCTGCCCTGATGTTGCGCAATTCAATGTTGTGTATGAGCCTGTGATTGCGCCACCAATGCCTGTGCCGCTGCCATTCTTTCGAAAGATACCGGCAAGCGTTGGTGTTCCAACAGTGTAATTGAAAGTGATTGCGGCAGTTAAACGATATTTGCCTGACGCCTGCGCGGTGTACCGTGATGTGTTTGCACTTGTTGAGTGACCATTAGCTGCATCGAAATCTTCCGCATCAAAACTAATGGCAGTCCATGTTGAAGCGGTCAAAGACTGTGATGTTGTGCGCCGCATCTGACATAAGTCTTTGCCATACGTTGCATCGTTAGCGGCAAGGAACTTTTGCGCATTGACAACATTCTGCACCCACGCCTGAGAAATGAGCGCCCCAGTGCCAAGCGCTGTACCAGCAGTCCACGTCGCCATCAATACTCCTAAAGTGTTGTCTGATCCATAGCCGAAAGATAGAAAGTAAAACGTCTGCTCTCTGGTGCTAAATCTAACTCAATACCTTCAACAACGGCGGTACCGTCAAATTGTCGACCGCCTGGTTGTTGACGCACAACACGCACCGATTGCCCTAAATCAATTTTGGCAATGGTTTGAAAAGCAGCATCAGTGAAACCGTATGTTTGTAACGATATTGATACTGGTGTTTTCTTTGGCAGCGCATAATTTGTGGCATAGAAAGTTGCTGCCGCCAACTGATCCGCGGTCGAAGACAACACCACTGATTTAGAAGTTGAGCGTTCACCATATGTTGCCAAAGACGCATCGCTAATAACTGTTGATGTGACCGTTGTTCCGTACGACACCACACATTTGTTGTAAATGTAATCCTGTGCCTGATTCAAATGAATTTCGTCGTAACCGTAACCACTGATTGCTGATGTGTCTGAGAATGTTGCCACCGGTGTTGCAGCCCTAGTTTGCAATGTTGGTCGATCATAGGCGCACAAGATGCCGTCACGGTTACAGAACAAACGCCCAGCTTCACCATCAACAACTTCTTTCAATGAATCAAGTGCTGAGTCTTTAACAGTTTGTTTTGTGACAGTTTTTGTGAATCCGGTAACGTCACGGTAACTGCCTGTGTAACTTGTGTTCGCTTGCTCATAAATGATGGTTGGTGAGCCGTTGCCGTTGATAACGTTAGGTAATCCACCATTCTCAATGAGCAGATTCAGTCGTGCGTTACCTGTGCTATCCGCAAACCCTGCCATAGTTTTAGGGTTGATGGAAGTTTTACCGATCACGCTAAGACGGTCAATGAAAGTGAAAGTTGTTGTTGACCAAATGTCATCCGTTGGCACAGCAGATTCCAACAACCCAGTAAACAAATGAACAATGGTGCCTGATGTTGGTTGATAACTAAGACGACCAAACATTTGCGGTTGCAAAAAAGATGAATACACCTGCGAACCACCAGATGTTGACAACCGTTGGTAACGGCCAGCATTGTTATCCGGATCAGATGCACCAGCCAACGTTGAGTCACCCTGATTATTGACGGTGACAATCATTTCACCAACATCGTCATACTGGTCAGGTCTTGTACGCCCACGACGCACACTCATTGACACAATCCCATTAAGCGGAAAGAGGTTGGTGATTCGTGTTGACGGTGCAATCTTCGACCCAGTATTCGCAATGGCGGTGCCATCAACCTGCGCGTAATCAACGTGTGCGTAACCACTGCCATCGGATGTAGTGAATGCTGTGCCGGCAGTGTTGTCTTCAGCACCGAAATACACACCGAAAGTGCCGTTATCTGGAACAGGTTTCATTACTGCTGTGCCCAAAACACCCATTAGGAACCAGTCCTAAACTCAGTACCAATCGTTGTCGAATAAATAGACCAACGATCTAAACCAGCATTGTAATTCGCTGACGAATATGTGTACTCACCGGAATACAAATCATCATTCGCATTGCCACTGGTTGACTTCCAAACAAACGTGTCACCTGGACTCAATGTTGGTGCTGTTGTATACACACGAAAAATCACAGGCACATTCGTTTGAACCAACAAAGACACATCATTCAAACCACCATCAGGATCAGGCATAATCATCGACTACACACCCAACGCCACAGGCTTACCCACACGACGACCAAACTGAATCAGCTCATCACGAATCGTCCGAGCAATATCCTTCTCCTGAATCACAGACCCATTCACAGTCACAGACAACGACAAACCACCACCACTGCCACCAACAGTGAAAGACTGCGACCCAGACGACGACACAGTCCGCGGAGCCTTCGCAGCAGTACGCGGAACTGAAACGCGAGAACGTTTAGGAGCAGTAACTTTTGGAACCTTAACTTTCTGCCAATCCTTAGCAGATTGCGTTGTTGCATCAATGGCCGCACCAACACCGCTATATGCATCAGCAAGATTACCTAAATCAGATTTAATATCAGGCATCTTATCTAAACTGACATTCATATCATCAGTTGATTTGGTTACATTATCGATGAGCAAACTAAAACCAACAACAGCGGCAGTAGCAGCAGTCGCAGCAATACCAGCAGCAATTAACGAAAAACCACCAGTTGCCACAGCCTCAGCAATAACAGCACCCAAAGACGCGGTACGCAAAGCCTTCATAACACCAATAACAGTTTTGATAATTTTGATAATCGCTCCTGCGGCAGCAGCAACTTTTGAATAAGTCCACATCGCTACAAGCAAACCACCAACAGCAATAATGACACCGCGGAAACGATACATCACCTTAAAAACATTAACAATCATTTCACCAAACTTGAAAGCCTTTACTGTTGCGTCTTTGAAATGCGGAACAAGTTTTTCAAACACAGGCATAATCGCATTAAGCAAAGGAATACCCACTTGCTCCAACAACTCATTCAACATCATCTGCAATTTTTCAATAGGTGTCGCAGCAGCCTCAGCAGCACCACTATAACGCGACTCAATTTCACCGATGATCACTGATTGCGCACCCAGCAAATCACCTTTTTTTTGCATTTCAGCAATAGATGCTTTCTGACTATCCGTTAACAAAATATTTGCGGCCCTTAAAGACTTCGCAGCTTTTGTCGGATCAGCCATTGCTTTACCGAGAATTTTGGCAGCAGACGCAACATCGGTTCCCAAAACCGTTGATAAATCAACAGCAGCTTTCGTTGTCCTATCAAACATTGCTTTTTGCCCGGCACCAACATTGCGAATATTCTTAAACGACAAAATAACATTCGCACCTGATTGAATCAACTCATCATCAATACCAGTCTTAATAGCCAAAGCAGCAGACAAATCACCAATCTGCTGAGAAGTAATATATGCGGCAGCACCAGTATTCTTCAAAATAGAATTAGTGATCTGGCTGACTTTGTAAGATTCGGAAGCCTCAGCTAAAGCCTTCGTAAACAAACCACCGACAGCACCAAAAGCAAACGCGCCCTTAATCGCCCTGCCTAATGAATCAAAACCTTTCGCTTGTTTGTCAATTTTACGTTTCATACCATCAAGCGCAGTGGTCATCTTTACTAAATCTTTGGTGTCAACTGTGGTGACTACCGGTACGCGGATACCGCCTTTAGCAGCCATGATCACACCTTCGCAGCATTGACATCAGATTGGATAATGGTTTGTGCCGCAACCAGCGCATCATTGATTTTCTGATTCACCTGGTTAGCGACAGCATCATTACCTGCCCACATAATACGCCCACCCATGTATGAAGGCAGACGACCTGAGAATCGATTAGGTGTGTGATTGATTTTCGCGAACTCAAAAATGTTCGCTGCGGGATTCTGCGTGTACACCGCAACAGTTGTTCGTGCTTTCGTTGATCGAGCGCGATCAGTGGCAGCAGTTGACACTTTAATTGCCTGCTTCAACTCTGATGTGTACCACGCAGGCCAACCCTGACCACCACGCACACGACCATTCATCGCCCACACATTGCGCCAACCAGACATCGGTCTCACCATTGGCACACGTTTACGCGCAGACGCTGAAATAAGTCGAGCAGCATCACTTAATTCTTTGCGCAAAAGTTTCGCCGACACCGGATCAATTTGTTTCAATGCGCGGATAGTGTCACGCACACCGACAACCGCAACTTTCACATCTAACGCACCAGTGCTAGCCACGACTTGACCGCCTTTGCTGCTCAGCCTCCTGAGTGCGCCGCCAATGCAAATACCGTTGCATCGTCACAAGCATTCTAGGCGACTGAGCAACAACTGTTCGCGGATCTAAACCAAACTCATACGCCAAATGAACTGTCAACCAGTGGGTTGATTGCTCTCCAAAGGGGGTATCGCATCCGCATCATCATCAGCTTGTTCAACACTGACAACAGTTGCAGCCCACACTTTGAAATCAACATCATCAATTTTGTTTGCGCGACGCAACGCAGTAAAAGCAAGGAAATACAAATGTGTGATGCGTCCTTGTTCTAACGCTGTCACCGGCTTATCAAAATGCTCTTCAAAGTCGATGAAGTCAATTGGCAAACAACGTGCTTCAAATGTGCCGTTAGTGGCAACCACCTTCAAATTCATCATGGTCGCACACTAACAAACGGCACAGTCTTAGGTAGTTTTACGCTGAACAGGTGCTGTAGCCCCGGACTGTGACAACGGCCAGGTGACACTGATGGTTGCCAAGTCGCCCACACTGGAACTAAACGGCGTGTATTCCAATGGTCGCACAGTCATCGTGTATGACGGATTTGCAGTGCTAACAGCACCACTGGTCGGTGTCACAACCACTGTTGCAACCGTTGTTGCTGTCGTCAGTGTGTAAAGAAAATTATCAAGCGACAAAGTACCGCCAGCGTAATCTTGATGAATATCTAGTTTCACATCACCGTCGAGGAGACCAGCAGTACGCGACACACCAGTCTGACCAAACGATGTAGTGTCAATATCATTGTACTTCAAAGACAATTCAACCTGAGCAACGTGATCGGTGACAGCTGAACCGTTGATTGTGATTGTGTAATCTGTTGCAGCAAACTTTGCCACGATGACTCCTTAGTTGTTAGGCGTAGATAGTGATTTGAAAATCTGCGGACAAATATTCTGTGTCACCAACTATGAGAGAACCATAATTCACCATATTAGTAACACGGGCACTCTGACACGCACCACCAAGAGTCGGGTCAGTGTTAATAGCAGCCTTAATCGATGTGGCACCAGTCGGATTAATATAAGCATCAAGTGTTGTTTGTGCTGTCCTCTCAGACATACGCCCAACAATTAACAACACTGAGAATGTGTAAAGGTCTGTTCCACGACCAAACGCAGTATCATATTCAACATTCACTGGAACAATCACAGCCACTGGCGGTGCCGGATTATCGGGCACAGTTGCCGCAGTACGCAGACCGCGAATCGTCGCCAACTGTGCGGCAAGTGCTGTACGCAACCCCGAAAACGTTGCAGTCGTCGCAGCCATTAGGCAACATTTCTACGAATGATGTAAGGGTCAACAAGTGACGCAACATCAGGGTCGACACGCGACACACGAATCGCACCCAAATCACCGAAACCAGCAACACCCAAAGGTGAATCAAAACGTTTAAACATACGACCAGCGAGAAGCATCGTCGCCTGCTTAATCGCTGACGGCAACGCAGGCCAACCCCAACGCGCAGTGACTTTCACACCAGCCAACTGACCACCCATTGAACTGATGCCACCGTAGTTACCGAAACCACCGTAACCGTTATAACCACCGTAACCGCCGTAACCACCAGTCGGAAATGATTTGTTCATTGTTGAGCGGATGCGTGTGAACGGCCAGGTGATACCAGCAGAATAATTATTCAAAGGCTCAAGCTGATAATCCGCGGTGCCCCAAGTAGTCGCATAATTACCATCAAGATTATCTGATGTGACAATGACTAAACCTGTTGTCGATGCAATGTCATCAACCCAAATGTAAGTGTTGTTACCGGCGATGAAGTAACGGTCAGTGGCAGCAGTACCAGCAACAATAAAGTTACGTCCACATAAACCATCAATTTGACGTGAAGCGGAATCGATAGCAATTTCAAGCAATGCGTCGTCAACACTGTCATTGATTCGTAATGATGCTTTCACTTCTGCGAGTGTGGCGTAACCGTTGACAATTGCCATTAGGTGATTCTCCAAATCTTGACGTAACCATCATGTTCACAAACCCAACCGTGTAAGTCTGCGAACTCTGCGATGAGTCTACCTTTGCCGCGACCGTTCTTATTGTCATCTACTGCAATGAATCCGCCAGCATTGATTTTCTGATACGCGGTCAAACATTCAATGAGGGCATGGAATGCTGCGGCACCATCATTATCAAAGTCAACATCTTTGGAATCTAAATACAACAAGTCGATTGGTGTGTCAATGTTTGCTAATGCTTCAACACTGTCCATTGTTATTGGTGTGACTTTTTGGTAAAACTCTTGACGACAATGAACAGCGCATTGCGGATCAATATCAATACTTGTCACATTGCCGCCAGTGCGCATGGTGATGTCATGCCACAAATAAGTTGAATTTCCGTCACCTGTCACATTGTTGAGTATGCGTAAACCGCCAGTCTCCACAATCGTCACAGGACGGTTCAAAGACAGCAGCCCTTCCTCCAATACGCGAAAGGCAGGAAAACGCGCCGACAGTGCTTCCTGATGCGTTTCAAGCCATGTCATAGCGATGCCTTCAACAACGGTCGCCAACAATCATTAAACACAGTGTCAGCGTTATATTGTTGAACGAAATCGATAGCGCGTTGACTTGTGCCCTGACCACGCTCATACGCCTGATTCAACGCGTCAACAATGTCAGCAACAAGTGGTGTACCAAACCATGCATCTTGCATCGCATCCCACTCAGGTTGCGTCTTCACAACCCAGCCATCACCCACCAACTCAGGTTGTGCAGTCCAATCCGACACAATCACCGGCACACCACACGCTTGCGCCTCGATCACAGGAATACCAAAACCCTCACCACGCGACACCGTCAACAACACATCAGCTGCAGAATAAATACCAGCCAACACCGGTGCCGCAATCTGCGAACGGTACGCATACTGGTCAACGAACTTAATCTGCTCATCCTTAATGTTGCAAGCCTTCGCAAGTTTCAACAAATCGATGCCGCCCATCGCACCAAACTGCTCAGTATGCAAATACAACAAAGCGTCAGGTTTATCCGCAGCGAACATTGCAAACGCCAACAAGTTTTCACCAAATGCTTTCCGATTCGGTGTCACACCCTTATTGGCACTATTCATCATCACAACGAACCTATCATTGCTGATACCAAGCAACTCACGCCCAGACTTCACATTGCCGTTACCTAAATCAATCAACGGTGTCGGCTTAAAAATGTCAGGCTCAAATGCATGCGGAATATAAACCGATTCAATACCAGCACCATCGAACATGGCTTTACCAAACTTAGACATCGCAATCGCCGTCACATTATCGTTTTCAAACCATGCTGCAACCTTTGTCGGCACAGGTGCATGATCCACTGGTGTCCACGACAAAGTCGGAATATCACCAACGTCATCACGTTTCAACGTCCACACATCGCACAACGTCACAATTAACGGATCACTTTGATTCACCGTCGACCAATGCAACGCATTTGCTTTAATCGCATCAGTGCGCCACTGACCAAAACCAGACGCATAAATAGTGATGTCATTGCCACGCAAACCAACAGAGGTATTACCGGCCTCAAAACCATAATTCACATTCACAGCAACCTTATGACCATCACCGGCAATACGACCAACAACCTGCGCACACTGAGTGCCATACCCAGTACCAGCCCACGGTGCGTTAGACACCCACAAAATAGAACGCTCAACAGCAGCAGCATCAGACTTTGATTTCGCAACCTGACGCAAAGCACGACCAGACTTCCCCATAAACGAAAATCCCTCCGCAATCAATGACCACCGCCAACACGCGGCACAGTCAAAGACTACGGAGGGACTCCGTCTAACAAACTTACGACTTAGACAACAAGCTCTTAATGTGCCCGGTTTGTGGGAGGTTTCCGTCAACACGAATTTGCGCACGGAACGTTGCGAGACCAGACGAGAAGGCGAAGTCATCACTGCGATCTAGCTGAATACCACCAGCCTGACGCACATAGTACGAAGGCAAGTGACCAACAATCACAGACTTCGAACCAGCCGAAACATCAGCCATCGCAGGGTTCTCATACACAGGTTTGCCAAGGATGGTGTCAGGTGAAGTATCCGACAGACCTGGTGTCCAAACGTAAATACCAGCGGTCGATGTCTTCAAACGACGCACCGCTCCAATGGTATTACCGTTCATTTGCCAACCCACACCTGGCAGCAAACGCGCAGCACCATCAAGTGAGTAGTAAAGCGCGATGAGATCGTCGGTTGCAATCTGAGCAGTACCAGCAGTCGTACCACCAACCGTTGCCTGAGTCACAACACCATACGGCTTCGCGCTTCCATCACCAGTGGTCAAAGCAGTGTTCACCGCGTAACCGATAGCATTACCAGCTTCCTGAGCAATGAATCCTGCAAAATCAACACCAGAGTCAGTCATAAGCTCCAACGCAACCTGCGTAATGAAACTGTACTTGTAACTTCCAAGCGTAATGAAGGAACCAAAAGCAGGATCGCTTGTTGCAATTGCAGATGTAGCACTAGACACCGTTGCAGTCGAATACGTTGAAAGACGCGGAATCTGCAAGTTTTCACCAGACGTAGTGTTCAAGACAGTAGATGTCTGAAGCATGGGGCCTACGAGCCTTGCTTGATTGATGATCTGGTTATAAAATGACGTAGGTACCGGCGCACCAGTCGACGAAGCAGAAATAGCACGATGCTCAAACACGGCACTACGAATGTCACCTGAAGCCAACGCACGAAGCATTGCCTCATCAGTGTTCACAACAGCAGACTGCGAAGAACGAACAACATTCTCAAGACCGCGAACAGCCTCAGAAACTTGCTCTTCACGCTCAAATGACTTACGAATATCCTCAATCAGCGCACCGCGACGGTCAAGGTCAGTGTTAATACGAGCAAAACTCTGCTCTTCTTCAGCGGTCAATTCACGCTTCTCAGCAGCAGCAACATCAAGCAACTCTTTTGCCTGGTGCCACGCCTTCTGGCGCTCCTCAACCAAATTGTCAATATAAGACATTTCGGTAATCCTTTACATAGAGGGACAAAATAAGGTGCGGCTCCGCAACCAATCGAAACGACTCAGCGCTTCGAAATCAACTGTAAATGCTTTTCGTAAAAACCGAGAGACCTACGCGACGACTTATCGAAACGAATCATCAAAGCTCTTGCCGCAGACCCAATCAAATCAGCTTGCTCCGGTGTCAACGAAGCACCATTCTCAAGCATTGTTAACGCTACCGCCAAATCATCAGCATCAAGATGTGTACGTTCGGCAAGCACATCAATCGATCGCACCTGCGCTGACGTGGCCTCATACGCTGGAAACCCGGTAACAACCGACACCTCATGTAAACGAACCTCATTCAAAGTGCGATTGTTGTTATCAGTCCACGAATCGCCGCCACTAGGAACCGAAAAACCAAACGACATCGATGTCACATCACCGCGATTCATCAACACCACAAGATCACGCGCATACGACGTATCCGGCAAAGTAGCCTCAGCAAACAAACCCTTCGAATCCTCAGACAAACGCAACGTACCTGAACGAGTCGAAGCCAACACCTGATCAGAATTATGATTCACAAACATCTTCACCTGATTACGCGAATCCAAAGACCGCTTAAAAGCACCCGGTGCAATCGTCTCAATGAAAGGCAAAGGCTCAGAAGGTGAATTAAACACAGCGGCATAACCAGTAAACGTCATACCATCAGACTTTGAACGAACTTCGAAAGTGTTTTCAGCAAACGCCCGAAACTCAATCATCATTCACCTGCCGCATACGACTTATACAAATCAACAAACTTCTGTAACATTTGGTCATTCTCACCAGTGGCAGTGTCAGGTTCCATCATCTCAGCCTTGGCATAGTCACCCATCGATGCCTTCAACTGCCAACGCCACTGCTCATGCTGGTAAATGCGTTCGGCAAGAAAATTGGCGATACCTTGCTCACGAGCTGCAACCGCCGCATCAAACACTTCCATCAACTCATCAATGATCTCATCATTAATGTCATAAAGGGCATCAACCAATGGCAGGTAGTTACCGTCAGTGACCGGTGAATCCTCAACCTCACGCAACGCCAACAAATCAGTCAAACGAAACGGTGCAACAACATCCAACTTACGCAAACTCTCCGCAATACCATCAATGCTGTTGTACACATCTTCGTAGATTTTGCCAAAAAATTTGTGATACTGAGCGAACTCACAACCAGTCACATTCCAATGAAAACCCTGCGCAGTGACATACATTGTGAAAACATCCGCCTGCAACTGCTTCAAACCATCAACTAACGTTAGTGCAGGCTCAACAGTGTCATCAGTCATTTGCATATCGCGTGTCGCATTCATTGTGTCATTTCCTGTCTTTGCTAATGCATCAGTTGCCCATTGAATAACTTTATCCGCAGAATCAGGGTCAGTCGGGTCAACACCCCACAGAAACGCTGCAACAGCACCTGGCCCTGGATACTTCGGGTCTTTCAAATCATGATTCGCTGAAACTTTTTCCCAATCAACACGATGCCTAGCAACCCACGCCCTAAGACGCATCCATTTGTCATTACTGACAATGCCTTTGACCATGTCTCGTGCTTCACGAATTGTCTGCGAAGTGACACCATCACCAGCTAAACCCATTGCATAAAACTTCAAACCATCATGTGCGTTGTCACGCATCTCCTGCGGTGCAGACGTTTTTGGATCCTCATGCGTTCCAAAACTTGTTGGCACCGGTGCACCAGTCGACGACGGTGACACAGCACGAACCGATGCAGGGTCAACAACAGGCACACCAACAGCTTTCAACGCCGCACGAGTATCCGCATCATTCTCATACCATGCCTCAATTTGCACACCATCGGCAATAAGTTTCTTCGCCTTAAACACTTTGAACGCTTGTGACGCATTCGGGCCGGCAGGAAAATCAGACAAATGAATATCAGCGTCAGCAACTTCAAGACCATTCTCATTCAACCAATTAACAGTCTCATCCATTCGATCAAGTGAACGACCTGACACAACAATAATTCGGTCACCTTGCTGATGCGCATCTAACAACAAATTAAGCATCGGCACATTAGGTCGATCACCTGACAAAATTAGTGTGTCGTCTAAATCAGTAACTATGGCACTCATTGTGGAATCCTCAAAACTGACACTGTTGCGCTGCCACTGGCAGTAATCGCCCATACTTGTTGCGATGCCGCTAAATTAAAACTCAACTTGTCTTTACCATCAACACGATAACCAGTCGATGAAGTGACAGCAGACGTTGCACCAAAATACATTGGGGTTGTGTTGTCAGTGTTGTGAATGTGTAAACGAATACCAGAAGGATCACTATCACAAATAAGTGAAGCGGTTGTTGTGACCGTAGAATTCGCTGTTGTTATATTAGGCATCAGTAAACACTCCCCGGATCGGCAGGATTAATATTCGCCACAGGTTGCAGCTTTGTAGGTGGAACACCAGTATGCGCAATATCCGGCAACCCAAGCGCAACCAAAACAGCTTTAGGATCATAACCAGCATCAACTAACGCAGTCGCCATATTTACTTTATGTTCCTGCTCAACAAGTGACGCAGCCGCAAGGTTGACATTCGCTAAAGGCACACGGTAAACATCACCACCCTCAACTGGTGGCATATCCTCAAGTCGGTGAATGTCATTAATGTTCAAAAATCCTGACTGAATACCAGTCGAATACGCGGTGTACCTGGTCGCCAAATCACCACGCAAAATAGAATCCATATTGAACTTAACGAACACACCATCAGGTAATAACTTAGTCAACGCGTTTTCAATTTTCTGCACATACGGTCTGATCGTGTACGTTGCAAACTGAATCGCATTTTGCTCAACTGATGCGTAAGACATTGCACCGGGAATCGCAGTCGACAACATATGCAAAGGCACACGGAAAACCTTCGCAACCTCCTCAACCTGCTGACGGCGCGACTCCAACATTTGCGCCTCATTAGGATCAACACCAGTCTTAGAAAACTTTGCACCACCAAACAACACACCCGGACGATGCGCCTGATTCAAACCACGATGCCCTTCCTCAAAAGCATCAATCAAATCCTTCGCCTGCTCACGACTCAAAGCACCCGGCACCTCAATAATGCCAGCCGTAGTCGAACCCTGACCAAAGAAACGAGCAGCAAAATCATCCAACGCCGCAGTCAAACCAAGCGACTCTTTCAACTGGTCAATGCGACTAATGCCACGCAACGCACCCGGCTTACGCAACTCAACAAGATGCAACACCTCATCCTTAGACAAAGCAGTATTCGCATCATGCACATAATATTCAATTCGATGATTGTTATCACGACGCACATACACACGCACCGGATCAAGTACCGACAACGCAATAACCTCACCCTTACTACGAGTGATATGAATAAACGCGTTACCATCCAACAACAACGACACCATCACCTGAGCAATGAACTCATCACGAGTCGAAGCCAAATCAGGGTCAGGCGAATCCAACCAAATTGGACGCGGTCGGTAAGGAACACGCACACCATCAATACGACGATACGAATCCAACGACAACGTTGACACAGTGTCAGTCAACAAACGAATACACGCATACACCGTAGCAATACGCAAACTATTATTCTGATCAATCGTCACACCAGCACGAGTGGGCATACCAAAAAAACCACCAGTGCCAAACACCTGCTGAAAAGTAACAGAACGCTTTTCAATGATTTTATTCAACATTGTTGCGCTCCAAACCAATACCGAAAGCCACTACCGACAAACCGCCGACAATGAACGCCACCCCAATGCTAAACCAACCAACACCAATAACTGTTGCGGCAACGCCGACAAGCTGAACCACAGACCCCAACCATTTAGACACGAAAAAAACCCACTTCCGTAGACACTTCATCTGGCGGCTGCCAACACGCACGATCCAAAGCCATAATCGCCGCAACACACGCATCAATCTTTTTCGAACTATAGCGGCTTTCCTTAGCAACCCTCGACCCCCGAGCATCCTGCTTAATCGTCGCATTACCAATATGACGCGACAAACTTGGATGATTATCATGCGACAAATCACCACCAACAGTCATATCGTAAAACCGTTGAGTAGCCGGTGACATACGCTGCGGCGACTGCGGATACTCCAAAACACGACCCCAACCAATCGCCTCAGACACAACCTCAATCGACCGCGCCCAACGATACGGATCACACACAACCTCACGAACATTGAACCGTTTCGTAGCCTCAATAATTGTGTGCTCAACCTCAGTGATAGGCACCTGCCAATCCTCATTACGATTCGCTGGTCGCTCCCACAAACCCAAAACAAACAAATGCTTACGCTCACCAGTGGTACAACCAATCACCGCAGTACTGTCATTGGAATACGACCCATCAAAACCAATAACAATTTCCTCACCATCAACATTCACATCATCAACACCCAACGAATCCCACTTACCATCAGGTAACCACGCAGATTTAGCCGAAGTCCAAATATTCAAACGCTTAGTTTTGAATTCATTCTCAGGTGTTCGACGCACAGCCGATTCAAAATCCTCAACATCAGATAAATCATTTAACCCCGGATTAGCTTGCGCCCAAATCTTAGGGTCACGAAAATCAACAGCCTCAAACTTCGGTTGCCACCACGCCCCAAAAAAAGTGTCATCAACAACTTCCTTATTTGCCACCTGCTGCAAATACTGGTACATCGTGTAACACAATGATTCATTACCTGAAGAATCAATCTTCACACCAGCAGTCGTAATTGACACAAGCATCGGATCAATACGCGCCGCCGAAGCCAACGACAATACATCAAACAACTCACGATTAGGTTGAGCATGCAACTCATCAAAAGCAACAAATGATGGCGACAAACCTTCCAACTGTGGGGCCTCAGAAGCCAACACCTTAAACGTCGACTTCGTCAATTTATTCTCAATCACATCACGGTAAATTTCGCACGAATCAGACAGCTCAGGATCAAGACGCAACATCTGCTTCGAAGTCTCAAAAATGATTCGCGCCTGATCGCGAGACGCAGCCACCGCATAAACCTCAGACCCCGGCGCACCCATAATCAAATGATGCAAAGTCATCCCCGACAACAACGCACTCTTACCAGATTTTCGCGGCATACCAATCAACGCCGTCCGATGCTTCAAACGACCATCAACACGACGCGCATACAAACCATTCAACAACTGCTTCTGCCACGGACGCAACACAATCAACTCACCAGCAGGTGCAGCAAACGACTGCTTCGTCACCCTGCAAAAAGTTTCAACAAACTCTGCAACAGTGTCACCATCACCACGCGCACGATCACCTGGTGTCGTCGAAGTTAAAAACCTTGGCGGCCAACCCTTTACCGCCATAAATTATTTACCATCTCTACCCCAACCAGTACCCTTAAAAGAAATACCCGGTGCCGAAAAAATACGCCGCAACTCACCACCACAACGACCACAAAACTGGTCATCATCCAACAACCCAATTGGAACCGTTAACGTCACCACATTGTCACAAACACGACACCCAAAGTTATAAGTCGGCATTCTTCACTTTCTGCTTCTCCATCATCGCCTGCAACTTCGACTTCGCAGTCACCTCACCCAAACCAATACGAGTCCTATCCGCTGGTGTCAAACCAAACAACGAAGCCAACGAATGCAACTGCTTTGACAAATCCCGAATATGAGACAACAACGGATTCGCTTGCATTGCACCATTCGGAGACTGAAACAACAACGCAGACGACGACACAGACTTCATCATCTCATCACGCATTTGAAACAACTCACACAACTCCAACAACATACGTCGATCAGATGAAGCAACCCACGGCGCTAAAGTAAACATCTCCTGCCACACCTCCAAACCAACACCATGCAAATGAGCTGGTGCAGTGTCATCCGCGGCAACCAAAGCAACAACCTTTGACTTATCAGGCAATGGTCGATGCCCCGGATTACCCTGACGACGCTTCACTTCAACAGGTTTCGGTGGGTTGCTCATGCGCGTAAAGGTAGCACCCGAACCTGTCTTGTACCCACCTGATTCAACTGCGCAGAGTTACACGGAAC